GATGAGCGCCGCATATTGGGCAGATAAGGTTAAGTGGTAATGGCTATTACAACCTACGCAGAACTAAAGACCGCAATCGCCAACTGGCTGAACCGCGATGATCTTACGAGTGTTATTCCTGATTTCATCAGTCTTGCAGAGGCTGACATGGATCGCAAAGTGCGCCACTGGCGTATGGAAGAGCGCAGCACGGCAAGCATTGATGCGCGCTACACACAGCTACCCGATGGTTTTATGGAAGCTGTGCGCTTTCACCTAGATGTAGATGAGCGTCCTATTGAGCTAGTTACGCCATTAGCGCTTCAGTCTTATCGTAGAGGTGGCGCGGATACGAAAGGCAGGCCAAAGTATTACTCTGTGATTGCAGGTCAGCTTGAAGTTTGGCCTACGCCAGACAGCACATACACAGGTGAGCTTTATTATTACGCACGCACAACGCCGCTTAGCGACAGCGCAACGTCTAACTGGATTTTGCAATACTTCCCTGATGCATATTTGTATGGTGCATTGATGCACTCAGCGCCTTATTTAGTTGATGACCAGCGAACAGGTGTATGGGCATCGTTGTACCAAGCAGCCATTGATGGTATTAATAGTAACAATGAAAAGGCCAAGTTTGGCGGCTCAGGCTTGCGCATGCAAGTTAATACATTCTAGGAGAGCAAAATGCCAAGAATAGAAAACCCAGTATTTGACGCGGCACTGCAAGTATTGATTGATGACGGTGATCGCTTGGATTTGTGTTCGCAAGAGCCAACAAACTACACAGAGGCGACTAGCACATATTCACTAGGCAATCAGACATCCATTACGATTGGCACGATTGCTGACGGTGATGTGTCAGGTCGCAAGGTGACTGTTTCTGCAACAAGTGGCGGCACTATTGACGCAACAGGTACAGCAACGCATTATGCGATTTCTAACGTAGCAGGCACACAACTTTTGGCGGCTGGTGATCTTACAACCTCACAGCAAGTAGTAAGCGGCAACACGTTTACGACAGAAGCATTTGATATTGAACTTCCTGACCCTGTATAGGTGCTAAATGGTTACTCTCGCCAATCGCGTTAAAGTCGCAACAGCTACAACTGGCACTGGCACAATCACGCTAGGTTCGGCAGAGGATGGTTATCAAACCTTTAGCTCTGCTGGGATTAGCGATGGCGACACAGTTCGCTACACGATTGAAGAAGATGGCGCATGGGAGATTGGCACAGGTACATATACCGCGTCAGGCACAACGCTATCTCGCACACTTACTGAAAGTTCTACTGGATCGCTTCTAAGCCTATCAGGTGAAGCGATTGTTTTTGTTACAGCGGCGGCAGAGGATGTACAGCAGCCACCATCAGAGGGTGCGTTTGCAGATGGTGACAAAACCAAGCTAGACGGTATTGAGGCGAGTGCTGACGTAACGGATACAGCAAATGTTACTGCGGCTGGCGCGTTGATGAAAACTGGCGGCACAATGACAGGCAATCTTGTCTTGAACGCTGATCCCACAGCGGCACTAGGAGCAGCCACAAAAGAGTATGTGGATACTATTGCAGCGGCAGGCTTGCACTACCATGACCCTGTTCGTGTAGAGCGTGAAGGTAACTTATCTGCAACGTATGACAATGGTACAAACGGTGTAGGTGCCACGCTCACAAATAACAGCACACAGGAAGCTATTACGATTGACGGTGTGGCACTGTCGTTGAATGATCGCGTGTTGCTATATGAACAAACAGACGCAACGCAAAACGGTATCTACACCGTTACGACAGTTGGCAGCGCAAGCACAAACTGGGTGCTAACCCGCGCTACTGATGCGGATAGCTACGGCGCATCTGATCCAGATGCTTTGGGACAAGGTGATGCATTCTTTGTCCTAGAGGGTGATGCGGGTGCTGGTGAGCTTTATGTGATGAACACAGAAGGTACAATTACCTTTGGCACTACAAACATCACATTTACGCAAGTAGCGGCAACAGCGGTATATACGGCTGGAACTGGTGTTACGCAGACAGGTACAGAGTTCTCTATTGGTCAGGATGTTGCCACAACTGCGGATGTTACATTTAACAGCGTAGACGCTGATTTAGCCGCGAGCGTGACAAATGCCAAAGATATTCTACCAGCAAGTGATGGTCTTTATAGTTTAGGTGCCTACAGCACTCGTTGGGGCAATCTTTATGTCAACAACATCATATCATACACAGCAGCTTATCTCACTGACGCAACTATCAATGGTGAAATAACTTTTGAAGGTGCTACCGCAGACGCTTACGAAACTACATTTAATGTAACTGACCCTACAGCAGATCGCACTATTACGTTACCTGATAAAGACGGTGAAGTTATTGTTGCTGATGATGGCGACATAACCCTTAAATCTGTTGATAGCGGTGCCTTTGGCCCTATTTTAGAAATCTTCCACGATAGCTCAAGTCCGTTTTCGGGAGATGTGGCGGGTAGCATAAGTTGGAATGGTCGCTCTTCAATAGGCGGCAAGTCTGGCGTTGCGACTATTCAAGCTAAATCACAAAGTGTTTATTCTTCTGGTATAACGGGCGAGCTTAAATTCTATACGCAGGCAGGGGCTGTTTCGGCTGAAAGACTAAGGATTGATAGCAGTGAAATCTTAGCCAAAGAAAGTATTAGGCTAGATTTAGGGCTTACTTTAAAGTTTGAAGGTTCAACCGACGACAGCTTTGAAACAACTGTAACTGTTGTTGACCCTACGGCTGACCGCACCATCACATTGCCTGACAAATCTGGCGAAGTCATTGTTGGTCAACTTGCGGGATATGTAGATCAGACACAAGATATTTCGTTAAGCCACTCAGGGCAATATACCTTTGGCAGAAGCAACTCAGCAACAACTAACAGCATTAGCAGTTCAACTACAGGTAACGGTTACTTGTATTTTACCACAGGTGGGATCGGAAACACACGTTTAACAGTCTCAGGTGATTATGGTGCTATTTTAGAAAACGGTCTTGCGTATAATTGGCTTGATAGCACAGGAAGTTACATCACGCAGTTAGCGGCTGAAAATGCCACGGCAACTCGCACTATCACACTACCAGACCAAACAGGCACCGTAGCTGTCTACAGCGCGGATGGCACGAATGGTCAGGTTTTAACTACTGATGGCAGCGGGAATTTAAGTTTTACTACTGTCAGCGGCGGCAGTGGCGGTGATATGTCATGGCAAAGCGCATGGCCTGATGATCCAGACACAACCAATGGCGGGAACATACCTATTGGGGCTGGCTCTTTAGCAGTTGTTCAAAGTGCCGCTCAAGGTAATGTTGCCATAGGCAAAGATGCCTTAAATGATCTTACAACTGGTGATTTTAATACTACTGTGGGCCAAGAGGCTGGGTCACAAATTACCACAGCTAGTAGAAACACAGCGGTGGGAAAGAGCGCCCTATTTCAATCAACAACAGGCGCTTACAATACAGCCATTGGCGATCAGGCTTTATATAGCAGCACGACAGGTTCTTATAAAACTGCGGTTGGATATGCCGCTGGGTTATATGATACAACTGACAGTGCCAGCACTTATGTGGGGGCTTCAACCGAAGGTACAGCGTATTCATCAAACGGTGTCGCAATAGGGTATCAGGCAAAGATAGGGGGCAACAACGAAGTCTCAATAGGGTATCAGGCAGGGGCGGGTCAAATAAGCAACGATTATAATGTTTACGTTGGGGCTTACGCTGGCAACTACAACACCTCCTCAAAAGACTTCCAAATATATATAGGCTATAGCGCTGGCAATGACGCATATGGCGATTATGGAACAGCAGTAGGCGTTTACTCTATGAGTGACGGAAATCATTATCAATCTACTGCTTTAGGGTATGACGCATTAGGTCGCAGTACAACAAGTAGCCCATATTATAATACTTGCGTTGGTTATCAAGCTGGTAGTCTTATAAGTAGCGGTGATGGAAACATCTATATGGGCCACCTAAGCAATTGCATAGACGTTGCAGATAACTATGCGATTGGGATTGGATACAATGTAAAATCAACAGCTTATTCTGTTTCAATTGGCTATAACGCAATGGCAAGTGCGGTTGCTGGTTCTAATTATAATACTTGCGTTGGTTATCAAGCTGGATATGACTTAGACGGTAGCGATTACAATGTATTTGTAGGATATAACTCAGGGTACGGTGGCGGAACAGGGGGTTACAACACTGCGATAGGCCGAGAAACCTTATATGGTCTTACAACTGGTTCGCAAAACTCTGCATTTGGCAACTACAGCTTGCGCGAGTGTACAAGTGGCGAGTATAACACGGGGTTCGGTCAGACAACAGGGTGGAAAGTCTCAACAGGAAGTAACAACACGTTTCTAGGTGCTAGGGCGGGTTATTTTCAAGATGGTTCTCCTACAGGCGCGCTAACAACAGGCTCCAATGTAATGTGCCTTGGCTTTGAGGCAATACCATCAAGCGCAACTGCAACAAACGAAATCACACTTGGTGATAATGACATCACATCATTGCGTTGTAACGTCCAAACAATCAGCAGCTTGTCAGATGAACGCGATAAGACCGCTATTGAGGACTTACCGTATGGCCTAGACTTTATCAACGACATGCGGCCTGTTCAGTTCACTTGGAACCGCCGTGATGGGTCGTTGGGTGCAACGCCAGACATGGGCTTCATTGCGCAAGACCTGTATGATGTTGAGTTAGATCATTCATCTACATCACGCACACGCCTTGTGAAATGGGATGACCCAAGCAAACTAGAAGCGGATTATCTACGCAGTTATCCAATTCTTGTGAAAGCCGTACAGGAATTGTCGGCAAAAAATGACGCTCTTGAAGCGCGTATAGCTGAATTAGAAGGAAACTAAATATGGCTGTAAATGAACTAGACCGCGATCATATGAAATTACTTCACATATGTGATGCAATTGAAAATGTTATTGGTGGCATGAAAATGACCGAAGAAACCGATAGCGAAAAGAAAAAGCAAGTCGGCAACATGGTAATGCACCTAGAAATGGAAGCATTAGACAGCAAGTACACAGATGGCGGCAAAGATATGACGCGCATCAATAGCGTGATTACTTCTGGTCGCACTTACTGGAAAAGCTAAGTAGATGCTTGGCTTTACACCATTAGCTTCCGCACCACTCGCGGATAGTGGTGTAAAGAATTACGAAGTTATTGCGTCAGACATTACGGCTGGCGTACCTGTCCTTGATACGGCAACCGTAGCTGTCATCAGTAACTTTGCTCCGCAAGACATTACTGCGGGCGTACCTGTCTTAGATACTGCGCCTGTCTTTGAAGATGAGAGCTTTGCGCCGCAAGATATATTTACGGGCGATCCAGTTCTTGATACTCTCAGCATTGCTGTTACGAGCAACTTTGCGCCACAGGACTTGTACGCGGGTACTCCTGTTCTTGACCCAATCCCATTCTTCCAAGATTACCAACTTGCTCTTGATACTATTTTTGCTGGACAGCCTACGCTTGATGCGCGTTTAACTTGGGACTTTCAGGAGCTTGTTGTTGAGGATTGGTTAGAGGCATCCCCTCAGCCATTCCCCCTTGTTGAAAATCCTGTCTCCCCCAGTGACTTCAATATAAGATTGGCAATTTTGCTGGCTTCTGTAGGCTATCAACCAGAGGAAGATTTATTCGCAAATACGATAGTTGGAGGCCGATCTTTAGGGGCTGTCCGTACCGCAAGCGAGGGCTATGTGTTTGCCGCTGATGCTCTAGAAATTCAAAGATACGCTATTGGCTCTGCGCTTACCCAACAGGCTTCAATAGATTACATAGAAAACTTTATGCTTCCGTATATGGAGGCGAACCCTGATTTATATTCAGAATATTATACAGGTAATGCCACTTCTAGCCGAATACCTAATTGGGATGAGCAAGAAGAAAACGCAAACACTTGGTCTGAACAAACTTCATCAAGCGTCAGTTGGACAGAGGCTTCTGAAAGTGTTAAAGTTTGGACAAATGCCGCATAGGAGACTTAGATGGCGATAAGTATTACAAAACCAACCGTTGGCGGTTCTGAGGATAGCTGGGGTACAACGATTAACACGGCGTTGGATGATATTGTCCTAGAGATAAATAGCAACGCTGACGGTACGAACGCGATTACGCCCAATCTAACTGAAGGTTCATGGGAAATTAGCACAACGGCTGTTACGGCATCTGCGGCAGAGCTAAACATCCTTGATGAAGCAACCGTTACGACAGATGAAGTCAATATCTTAGATGGTGACACTTCAGCATCTTCCGTTACGGTAGAAGGCACAGATGCCGTTATTTTAAATGACGCTGGCGAAATGAAACAAGTGACTGTGGACACCTTGAATACCTACATTCAGGGGCAAGCTGGTGGCCTTTCAGAAGTTTCTGGCGATGCAACACCGCAGCTAGGCGGTAATTTGGACTTAAATGAAAACAATATTACAGGAACGGGTAATATTGATATTACTGGCGGTTTAACCGCGACAGCGGCGACAGGATTAACTTTAGGGTCGTGGACAATTTACGTTTCTGGCACTAGCCTCAAATTTAAGTACGGATCAGACAATGTGTTCAGCCTGTCATCCGCAGGTGCATTGATTGTTGAAGATAACGTGACTGCATATGGATCAGCGTAATGGCCCTACAATCATCAGGTGCAATATCCTTAAACGACATACACGGCGAGGCTGGGGGTAGCAGCCAAACTCAGGCATCTATAAATGACAGCGATATTCGTGGTCTTATTGATAAGTCTAGCGGTGTAGAAATGTCGTTTAATGAGTGGTATGGCGCGAGTGCGGCAGTTGACATCACATACCATGTCGTCGGCGCTGGCGGCGGTGGTGGCGGTGCTGGTAACACGTCAGCATCAGGAAGCGGCACAGATGGCACAAGCACCAGTATTTCTGGCTCTGGTTTCACAACAGTTACCGCTTCAGGCGGCGGTGGAGGCGGAGGCGGCACCCGCGTTACAGATACCAGTGGAGATAAAACACAACGTGATGGCGGTATTGGTGTCACAGTTGGCGGCGTAGAGCGTGGCGCAGGCGGTGACGGTGGATTTAACCTTGGTGGCGGCGATGACACTGAATATGGTGGTGCTGGCGGTGGCGGTGCTGGCGGTGATGGGGAAGACAGCATTAGTCCAACTGGAAACGGTGGCACACAGGCTGGGTACTCAACAGGGACACTATCATCCATTGCTGTAGGTACGGTTATCACTGTTACGATTGGTACAGGCGGCACAGGTGGTTCTGGCTATGTTGCTACTGGTAATGGCTACAGCGGTTCTGATGGCTTTGTTCGCCTTACGATTAACGGCACAAATTACGACTTTACCTCATCTGGAACGCACACGGTGTAATAATGGCATTAATACCACTTAAAATTCCCGCAGGCTTCTACCGCACAGGTACGGATTTGGACGCATCTGGGCGGTGGCAAGACGGGTCATTAGTTCGCTGGCGTGACGAATCGCTGCGCCCTATCGGTGGCTGGCGTGTGAATGAGAACATACCAAATACTGAAGGTGTCAGCACTAATAACTATGCACCACGTACGATGCACACTTGGCAGAGCATCTCTGGCACAAGATATGTTGCTTCAGGGTCAGCAAATGAGCTTGTAGCTGTATTATCATCTGGCACAAAGTACGACATTACCCCGACAGACTTAACCGCAGGCACTGAGGACGCAGCCGTCAATATTGGCTACGGATACGGCTTTTATGGCGCAGGCACATACGGTACGCCGCGTCCAGACACGGGCAACATCGTTGAGGCAACCACATGGTCAATAGATAACTGGGGTGAATACCTTGTTGCGTGTTCCACAGCAGATGGCGATTTAATTGAATGGCAGCTAGAAGCAACGGCTGGCTCAGAGCTTGTTGCAGATGGCGACTTTGCCGCATCTACTGGATGGACGTTAAACGGATGGCTCGTCGCGGACGGAGTAGCAAAGTGGACGCTGACTACTGCTGCAAACTTAGAGCAAACCATTGGCAGCTTGACTAACGGTGAAAAGTATTATTTGACGTTGCGCCTGATTGACCCAGATGCTGACGCTGACCCTGCAACAATACCGTCTGCAAAAGTAAAGGTGCTAGGAACTAATACGTCAACTGTTCTGCTAGATGAAACGCTATCGGTAGGCACTAACACATATCAATTCTATATTGATGACACGTCATTAGATATACAGATTTATGCAGCCAGTGATGCAGAGCCAGAGTTCCACGTTGATGACGTTTCGCTGAAGTTGGGCAAGAACGCTGAAATCATTGCCAACGCACCAACAAGCAACAAGGGTCTGATTGTCACAGAGGAGCGTTTTATCTTTGCATTAGGCGCAGGCGGCAACCCGCGCAAGGTGCAGTGGTGTGATCGTGAAAATAACACTTTGTGGACACCTGCCGCGACAAACGAGGCTGGCGATATTGAATTGCAAACGTCAGGCCAGATTGAAACGGCAATTCGGACACGCGGTCAGACCTTAATCATCACAGACGTTGACGCGCATACAGCACGTTACATTGGCCCACCCTATGTGTATGGCTTTGAGCGCGTTGGCACATCTTGTGGCATCATTTCACGCCAAGCGGCGGCAGACGTTGACATGGGCGTGTTCTGGATGGGCAACGGCGGGTTCTATCGTTTTGATGGTAACTTAGTTTCTGAGATACCGTGCGATGTTCACGATTATGTGTTTGGCGACATGAACACCTCGCAGAAAAGTAAGACTTGGGCATTTACCAACGGTCAGTTTGGCGAAATTTGGTGGTTCTATTGTTCAGCGGATAGCACTGAGATAGATCGCTATGTAGCGTTTGACTTTAAAGAGAACCATTGGCTTATCGGCAATCTATCTCGCACCTCTGGTGCATCACGCGGCGTGTTTGAGTATCCAATGCTCTTAAATGCCTCGTCTGTTCTGCATGACCATGAGGTTGGCATATCGTATGCGGTGGATGGTGTTGAGCAATCTGTATTCGCAGAAAGCGGCCCGATCAGCATTGGCAACGGCGACAACATTATGCAGGTCACAGACCTAATCCCTGACGAAAAGACGCAGGGCGATGTAGACGTTACATTCAAGTCACGCTTCTACCCCAACGACACAGAATACACGCATGGGCCGTATACACCGTCTAGCCCGACTGCCGTGCGCTTCTCAGGTCGCCAGATTAGAATGCGCGTAGAGGGCGATGCGCCTTACACAGCGTGGCGTGTTGGTACAATGCGGGTAGACGCAAAGCAAGGTGGGCGCAGATAATGGCAGCACCCGTACTCCCGCCGATTGGCGACAATATTAAGGCTTGGGGTAATAACCTAACTGCATATCTGCGTAGGCAGCTTCCGCGCTTGTACTTTAAGACAGCAGATGACAATCCATCAGAAAACGGCGTTATCTTGTGGGATGACGAAAACGGTTATCCCGTTGTGTCCAAGAATGGCGCGTTTGTGCAGATCGTCTTAGAGGATGGTCACGCTAATCTAATCCGCACGACAGACATAACGGCTGCTACAATCAACACAGCCTACGCAATCCAGTATGACGCGCCGACAGGTAACGTGGGCATATCGCTTGATGGCACTGATCCAACGAAGATCGTCTTTGCGGAGGCGGGTGAATACTTGCTGATGTTCTCAGCGCAAATAAGCTCAACGTCATCTAGTACGGTGAACTTCTACTTCTGGCCCCGCCTGAACGGCACAGACGCAACAGGATCAACCATGAAGAACGCCTTGCATCAGAACGGCGCAACGCTTGTTGTTTCCCGCGCAGCTAAGTTTGACGTTTCGGCTGGAGATTACTTGCAAGTTATGTGGGCGGTGGATAGCACAAGCGGCTTTTTGGATGCCTCTGCGGCGACTGCGTTTAGCCCAGCGGCACCAGCGACAACGCTTGCGATTACGAGGATGCATGGATGAATGCGCACGCAGACATAAATCCGCTAGAGCGCTGCAAGCCTTGGATCAAGAAAGCGCTAAAGCGTTCAGGTAATCTAAACACTTGGGCAGAGGTATGCGAGGGCATACGTTCTGGCAAAATGCAGTTATGGCCTGCAGAGCGAGGATGCATTGTAACGGAAATCGTGGTATATCACGATAGAAACGCGTTGCATGTCTTTCTTGCGGGCGGTGAATTGGATGAAATTTTACAAATGACTGAAAGTGTGAAAGAATGGGCGAAATTGCAAGGCTGTTCATTTGCCACATTTGATGGTCGTTTTGGATGGCAAAAACCTTTGGAGAAACTGGGCTGGAAGCCTCACTCCATAACAATGCACTTGGAGTTTTAATATGGGTAGCAAAAGCACTCAAGAAACCAAAATCCCAGCCTACATTGAGGAAGCTGGAAAGAAAGCGTTAGAGCGCGCCCAACAAATCCAAGATTTGGGCTATGTGCCTTATATGGGGCCAGAGATTGCTGAGATTAGCGAAACAGAGCGTGCGCTAAACCGCAATGTGGGCGCGATGGCTTCCGCATTTGGCTTAGAGGGTCCAGCCCCGCTTACGATGGGTGACGCAGAGGTTACATCTGCAGGCGGTGTTTCTGGCTATAGTTCTTACCCCGCTTACATGTCTGCACTGCAGCGCTTGCAGGAGCAGCGCCCAGAGCAGTATGCTTATCTAGCTGGGCTTGGTCGCTTTGATCCAATCACAGGCGCAGCGATTGCGCCGCCAGTTGTGCCAGAGGTAGCGACTGGCCCTCTTGGGGTTTCGCCAGTTTCAGGTGGCGGAAACGATGATGGGCCATTTTTTGCCCCAGCACCATCAAGTAGCGGTTCGAGTTCTGGAGGATTGTTTGGCGGCTTCACTTCTGTCAAAGACATGTTTGACGGTGGCGGCGCTGGCGCGTCTGGGGATACTTATAGCTCAGGAAGAGACAGAGGCCCGATTAGTAGGGCTATATTTGGAGATTAAGACATGGGTGCATCAGGCAATCAACCAGTACAAAATGCGTTTCAAGGTGCATCTCAGGCCATGCAGCAGGCAGGTCAGACCTACGGCAACCTTGCAGGCTTCCAAGCTCCAACGGCGCAAGCCACTCAGATTGGCCCAGTTGGGTCGTTAGCTACGGCAAACATGCAACAGTATATGTCGCCCTACACTCAAAACGTTATTGAGCGTGGGCAGCAAGACATTATGCGCCAACAGCAGCAGGGCATGAACCAGCTAGGCGCTCAAGCCACTGCTGCAAAGGCATTTGGCGGTTCTCGTCATGGTGTAGCGGAGGGCGTAGCGGCTGGAGAATACGGGCGCATGGCAGGTGACTTTGCCGCACAGCAACGCGAGAAAGCGTATCAGCAAGCCCTTGGCGCGGCCCAGTATGACATTGGCCAAGAGCAGCAGCGTGCGCTTCAGCAAGCTAACTTGCAGCAACAGACATCATTGGCAAATCAGCAAGCAGCATTGACAGGCGCAGGTATACAGCAGGCAGCGGCGGGCGGTTTAGCTGGGCTTGGCGGTCAGGCGTTTGGGATGGGTCAGGCAACGCAAGCTGCAGTTGGCGAGCAAGCGCAATTCCAGCGCAAAATGCAGCAGCAGTTGCTTGATTTGGCTAAGCAGCAATACATGGGGCAAACTGGTGCGCCATTGGCTGGACTTGGTGCGCTAAGTCAGATTTTAAGTGGTACACCATACGGGACATCAACCACAACTAGCCAACCGTTTAACCCTGCAACTTTACTTTATGCGTTCCTCTAATATGGCACTAACTTGGCAGCAGCATCAGCAAAACATCTTCGCAGGCGAAAGCGGTGGCGATTACGATGCTTTGTTTGGCTATCAGAACAGACCAGACGGTATTTTTTCTGGCATCAAAGTGTCTGAGATGCCTATTGCTGACGTTATCAAGTTCACAAGCCCAACTGGGGCATACGGGCAGTATGTTAAAGGCCAAGTCGGACGCGTAGCTACGCCAGTTGGCGCATATCAAGTTGTTGGCTCTACGCTGCGAGGCGCTGTTGAGGCGCTTGGCCTTGACCCAAGCCAAAAGTTTGACAAGGCAACGCAGGATAAGATTGGTCAATATATTCTAAAAACCCAAGGCACAGGCGCTTGGGAAGGTTACGGAAAAGGTGGTGCAGCAATGGCTCAAGAACCTCAAAAACCTCAAGGTTTGCTAGGTGGCCTGCTTGGTGGGCAGGGCATAGGTGGCGCTCTGGGAATGAGTGATGACTTCCGCGATAAGTTGAAAATGGCAATTTTGGCAGGAACTGGCGACGCGCGTATGGACCCGCTTATTCGCGCTACGGCTGCGCGGATGGAGAAGCGTAGAGGTGAGGCTAAAGAGCTAAAATCCACAAATAAAACATTGGAGTATCTAAAAACTAGAGCAGATGCTGGTGATAGTTTGGCGCGCGCTTATCATGATGCGGTCGCAACTGGCACGATCAAAGGTGGGGCTGCTGTTGCTAACTACCTCAAGGACAGTCAGACCTCTCCAAAAACCTATCAATATCAAGCACTTGCAAAAGACCTTCTTGAAAAGGGATTAGCGAAGAATGAGACAGAGGCTTTGCAAATGGCTCTATCTCAGACGAAGGCTGGGACAACCGTAAATGTTGGGCCGCAAGGGATAGACCACGGCAAGCCCCCGACAGACATGGCTTGGAAGAGAAATCAGGATGGTACTGTCGCACTTGATGAGCGCGGGGTCCCAATAGCATTGCCGATAGCTGGGACAAAACTTGCGAATGAGGCTCTTAAAAAAGATGAGACTGCGGAGGTATCTGCGGAGCAGCAGGTCGTATCAGGTGGCGTTGTTCTTGGGAATATACAGGAAATACGCGAGGTAATGGAGAACAGCACGCTCCCAACAACTGGCGTGTTTGGTCAGGTATTGAGAAATATCGGCGGCACTGGCGCGCTAGATGTAAAGAAGCTGCTTGATCCGATTGAGGCGGCTATCGGCTTTGAGCGCCTGCAGGCGATGAGGGACGCAAGCCCTACTGGCGGTGCGCTTGGTCAGGTTACAGAGCGCGAACTTACCTTGCTTTCCTCTGCGCTTGGTAGCTTGGATCAAGCCCAATCCAGAGAGCAGTTCTTGTCTCGACTTGCGAACATTGAAAGTCGCTACACAGACATTATTAGAAAGTTTGATGCTTACCCACCTGACGCAATGGCGAAGGCTGGATACCAGCCAAGGTTAGGTGGCGGCTCTGATCAGGCACAACCTCGTACTGACGATGACTTGCTGAAAAAGTATGGGGGCTAATAATGGCTACATATGAGCAGTACATGAATGCAGCTAGAAACGCTGACGCGCAGGGTGATGAGGACGCTGCGCGTCAGTTAGTTCAGGCTGCAATTCGGGTTCGTGATGAGGCTAAATCGGCAGAAAAGGCTGATCGAACCTTTGGCGAAATGCTTTACGAGAACATTGTTGGTGAAGGTGAAGTTGACACCTTTGGTGAAAGAGTTGGTGATGTAATCGGCAGCGGTATTCGCGGTCTAGTGCGCGGCGGTATTGCGGCAGCAGAGCTTCCTGAGATGGCAGGTCGTGCGGCTGTTCGCGCTGGCGAGATTGCAACTGGAGCAGAAAGCAGAACCCCAATTTTAGATACAAAAACGGGGCAGCTTCTGGAGAGCGCTTATAACATTGCTGACCCCATTGGCCCTGAGCTTGCTGCGCGAGGGCAAACCTTGGGCGGGCAGTTTGCTGGCACTGTTGGCGAGTTTGTTGGCGGTGGCGTTGGCTTTGCACCAGTTGCGGGTGCAGTTTCTAAAGGCTTGCGCGCAGTAGGTGCAGCGCGAGGCGCGGATATTGCTGCAGATATTGGGCGTGCGGGACTAACTAAATCTGGCATGGGCGCAGCAGCGGCAGGTGGTATCGCAAGCGAGGCTGCTGGTCAGCTAACAGAGGGAACGGCGGCAGAGCCTTATGCGCGCATTGTTGGGGCGTTTGCTGGTCCTGCGGCAGTCAGCCGTGCGGGCAAGGTCTACAACAAAACTGCGGAAGCCCTGCGCCAAAAGAACTTCAAATCACCAGCCCTAGAGACTGCTGAGCAATCTAAAAACAAGGCTTGGGATGAATTTGAACAAGTTGCAGGCAAACTTGCGATTAATATGGATGACGTAAACAAAAACCTTGGGCTAGAGATTGCTGCAAATAGAAAAGACCTGTTTGTGGGCTATTCTGCAGGAGCTAAGGGCGATGCTGAATATATTGACGAGGCTATTAAGATGGTCGCGGCGCACACTGGAGACACATTTAACGCATCACAGCTTAATAACTTAGTAAGAGAGCTAAATAACGTTTATCGCAAAAGTGGGTATAAGCCGCAGGTTGCATTCATTCGCGACAACGTTAAGAACACACTTGACACAAAAGCAACTCAAGCTGCGTCTGTTATAGGTGGCGATGCAGGCGATTTGCTAAAGAACGCAAATGCAGAAAGCAGAAAATACTACAAAATCAAAATGTTTGATGAGGCGATGGACAAGGCGAAGCGCAATGTGGCATCAACTGGATCAGGCGGTAACGTAGTAAATACCTACAAGCAGGCGATTAAGAACATACTCAATAACCCCAAGAATAGAATGCAGTTCGATCAGGACGAAATCATAATGATGGAGCGCTTTGTCAGAGGCAGCATGACTGACAATATGCTGCGCCTTATGAGTAAGTTGTCCCCCACGGGCAATGGGCTTATGGCTGCTTTGAATGTCGGAGCGGCTGCGGCGAACCCAGCAATGCTTGGCGTAACTGCTGCAGGGATGACCGCAAAAGGCGTTATAGACAGAAAAACGCTAGACGCGATTGACCAGATTAAAGACACAATTGTCTCAGGTGTGCGCCCTCAATTCCGCGATAAGCTACAAAAAGACATCACTAAGGCCATAGGTCTATCAGCAGGATCGGAGCAGTAACATGCAGCCACAA